CGCACGGATCACGTACTCGGCACCGGCCGTCGTCGCCGGCAACGTCACGACGTACGTCGCCGACCCCGTGACGTTCAACACCTTCGACGAATCCTCCGCGTCCAGCGTCTTGTCGGCAGTCGTGAGGTCGACCGCCTCCCAAAGCCGGTCCTCCATGCACGAAGGCATCCGCTGTTGACGCAGCGCGACCTTGACCTTCGCCGCGTCCGTCGCCGCCGCTTCGGCACACACGCCCAGGTAGACGTCGGAGATCGTCGCCGCCGACTTGTGAACGGCCTGTTCGTTCACGCGATCGAAGTACACGTCCTCGCCGATCCGGAACACCGGCCCCGACGAGTCCTCTTTCGCGACGCTGTACACGCCGCTAATCGCGACCGCTCCGACCGCGCTCGCCGCGATGTCGACCTTCGCGACGCCAACGAGTCCGCCGACGACCACCACGTCGCCGGCGCTTACGGCAGCCGCCGGCGTGTAGTCAATCGACGTGAACTCCCTTTGCCACATATCCGCAACCGCCATCGTGTCACCCTCGCTATTGAGTGTTGTTTTCGTTCAATACCTTCGGGTCAGCCACTACCCGTGGATTGCATCACGCCGCGACTAGGCGGCACCCTTCGACATGACCGCCCCGCGGTGATCGACTTGACAGACGCCGAAGTCGAAGTACCCGCGCCATGCTCGCCCGAGAACGTCCGCCGGCAGATCCGCGTTCTCGACGACCGGCGTCTCGCGCCCGTTCAAGTACGCGATCCCGAACGCCGCCACGTCGTTCGGGTTCCCGAACAGGTACCACGCCGTCGTGCTGTACCCGGTGAACGCCGAGTTCGACAGGTACGGCGACTCGACTGGCTTGTACTTGCCGGCGAACACGTTCTTGTCCGGCTGCTTGCCCGTGTTTCCCGACTGGAGGTTCGTCGAAACGTACAACTCATCGGCCGCGACCCGCAACTCGGGCGGGACGACGAGGTACTTGCCCTCCACAAGGATCGGCTTCCCGTCTGCGTCCGTCTGCTTCGACAGCTTCGGCACCGCCTGGGCAAGGCCCGCCGACGTCAACGTGGTCGTCGCCCCGCTGATGTAGTTCGCGTTGTCCGACCCGAAGTACGTGCTTGTGTTGGCGAGTACGAGGGTCCAGAAGGCTTCCTCCAACGCCAGCGCCGCCCCGCGTCCCATCATCCGGGGCAGATCCGTGAACGCCGACAGATCATCGTTGATAATCATCTGCCGGGTGAGTCCGAAGATCCGCCCGTAGGTATCGACGCTGTAGGTGAAGCTCTGCTCGCCGATCGTCGCGTGCTTCAGTTCACCGTCCGCCCCGACTTTCTTCATCACGAAGTCGCCGGTCATCTGGTACCCGGTATGGGTCTTGAAGTCCGTCGGCGACAGTTTCTTCGCGACCACGCGGGCCGCGGAAGGCACCGCCCGATAGGCCGCCAGCATCGCTTTCCGCAACGTGTTGCCGAGGATCCCCGGCAGACTCGCCGTCGAGAATCCCGCCGCCGCGATCTCCGACGGCGATGCCGCCTGGATCTCGTGAAACGATCGCGGACGTCCGTCCATCGCGCAACACAACCCGACGAGTCCCGCGATGCTCAGGCCGCGATACTGGTCCGCCGCCTCCAGCGTCTTGTCGTCGTATTCGGCCTCGACGATCTCCGTCGGCTCCGAACTACCGAGACGCAACCCGCACTCGATGATCTCTTCCGTCGGCGCGGTCCCGTTGCCCGAGTGGATCGCCGGCGCGTTCGCCCGCGACGCCCGCAGACATTCGAGTTCCGTCTTCGTGACGTCCCACCCTTCCTCGATCGCCTTGGCGCGAATCTCCGGATGGCCCTCGGTCAGCTTCTCGACCTTCGCGATCCGCAACTGCTCGGCAGCCGCCCGTTGACGGATCGCCGCGATCGCGTCGTTGCCCGCCGCCTGGATCGCGTCGCCAGCGGCGGCGTTCACGTCCGCGTTTTGCGTTCCATTCTGTGGCGTCGTGTCGCCGCCGCCGCCAGCGTCGCCCGTCCCCTGATCGCCGGCGCTCGCCGCGATCTCGGCCTCGTACTTGGCCTTCAGTTCGGTCTTCTCGTCGTCCGTCAGCTTCGCGACGTCGTGACCGTTCGCCTTGAGCCACTGCTCGAAGTTCATGTCTATAACCTCCAATTGGTTTGACTGTGCGGCTCCGGCCGCGACTCTCGCAGACGTGTTGTCGTCCGCGCCCAATGCAACGAAGCTGACCTCTCGCAACGTCGTCGGCCTCGCCACCAACAACGGCCCGCGAAACGTCTTCCCATTCACTCGAACCGATTGACCGGCGCGGACTTCGACCATCGCATGAGGTCGCGCCCCGATCGACGCTTGCCACGGGAACCCGTTCCCGCTCGACGCGATCACTTCGCGCGCGTCTTCACTCGCGCCGGAAATTACTCCCGCAACGATGATTTGGTTGTCGGCGACCCGGATCTTCATCGTGTGCCCGACGATCCGCGTCGCGTCGTGATCGCGGAGGATCGGCCGCATCTGCTTCGGCACCCGCATCGCCGCCAGATCGACGACGACCGGCAACGGGAAGTTGGGCAACCGCATCGCGTCACCCGTGTAGGCGACCATCTCGAACCGCTTCAGCGATTCCTTGTCGCTCGCCCTCAACTCGACTTCGCCCGCCGCCAATAGCGTGAACTCCGCCGGGACCGTCGACGCTTCGATATTTCGCCGTTTCATCGCCCTAGGCCGCCGTCTCGGCCGCCTCCCCCTTGCTCTTCGACTGATCGTCCGCCGCCGCGCCCTTGCCGTCAGCGGCTGCCCCAGGCTGCGACGCGTCGTCCTGTTCCGGCCCGAGTCCCAACTTCTCGCGCGCGTCCGCCTTCGCCTTCTCGTATTCCGCCTCCTCGATCGCCTTCTGGCGGATCTCCGGAAGCCAGTCCTTCCCCTTCCGCCCGTATATCGCCGCCAACGTCGTCGTGCCGTTGGCAAGCTGAATCTCTTCGGCCTTCGCCTCTTTCATGGGGTCTACATGCTCGTGACCGCCCCACAGCCACGTATGAGGGAGATCCACGAACGGAGGTAGGCCCGCCGGCAGAACGCCGGGAATCAGCGTCGCCTCATCCAAGAAGGCCAGCAGAAGGCGATCGAGATGCCACCCCCACTCGCCGCGCTCGACGTCGATCGCCTTGAAATACGTCTGGTGGTCGAGACGGCCGGACGCGTAGTTGTACGCCGAGCTATCGCCCGCCGCGACGTTGTACGGAATCAACAGACATCGCGCGATCTCCCGCAGAAGGGTCTGTACGAACCCGTCGTAGGTCGTCGTCGGCTGTTCCGCCCGGATTTGCCCGACCTCGTAATGTTCCGGCAACGCGACCATCATTCCGCGTTCGACGGGAAGCGCGTCGCCCGCGAACGGCGCGTCAGCCTCATCCTCGCCGAAGCTGTTCGACGTATCCGCCCCCTGTCGCGTTTGCAGGACCGCCGCGAAGTCCGCCGCCGTCTCCGCCGCCGAGATCACCGCCAACGTGTAGCGTCGCAACTGGGCGAACAGGGGCATCGCCGGCATGATCTCAGGCAACCCCCGCTGCTGCCCCGGCCGATCGACCCGAAACAGATGCAACACCTGATCGGCCGCGACCGACGAGTAATCGACGACCGCCTCCATTGCGTCCAACGTATCCGAGCCCGGATGATGCTTCAGAACGTCGTAGCTACGCGGGTTCCCGTGCGCGTCGAACCGGATCCCGTCGATATGGTTTTCCATCGGCACGAAGTCAGGCGTATGAACCTGCTCCGCCTCGACCAGCCGGACTTTCGCGTGTGCCATCGTCCGCAGCTTCGCCGCCAGGTTGACCTCCCGCGACCACCGCGACCACTGCCTCTCGACCGCCTCGTTTGCCTCGCGGTTCTCCGTCTGAACCTGGAGCCGCGGCCCCTCGCCGATCAGGTTGTTCGCCAAGGTCAGAACGATTCCCTTGGCGTAGCTGTTGTTCGCCGTCTCATACCGCGACCGGTTCCGCAGGATCTGCCGAACATCATGGGACGCCGCCGCGTTCGCCGACAGGCTATCGACGTTTGACCAATGCCGCGCGTTGTCGTCCGTCGTCGTCGCCGCGTCATATCGGGCGCGGATCGACTTCGACGCGTAGACGCCAAACGGATCGCGAGACGGCGACGGATCCTCCCGTCGCGTCGTCCCCAACATTCGCCGAACGATTGAACGCAAACCCATCAAACGGTTCCGCCGTGCTTGAGTTTGGTAAACCGCAACCCGCGATGATTCCGCGTCGCCGCCGTGCCGTCCTCATCAAACCGCTTGCCGCGAATCTGGTCGTCGATCTTCTGCGACTTCACCCGCCCCGCCGCCGTCGACGCCTCCGCCGGCCCGAGCGCGTTTTCCTTGATCGCGTCGTCGATCGTCGGTTCCGCCATCGTTAACACCTCGCCAAGAAACGGA